ATGACAGGGTTCTATAATATACCTTCGGCCATTGCTTGCTGCCAACTACCACTTCAGCAGTTATCGCAGGAATACGGTTGCCATAATTTTCTAGCGCCATATTAGGGAATACGATGTACGCTAGACCACGATGCGCTGGTATATTGTTGCCGAATATTGCTTGCAATGTTGCATTTGGCGTCTGTGTTTCAGTACCTTCGTAAATAACATATCCACTAGGCATCAAACTTGTAGCACCACCATTGGCAGTACTCATATCATAAATTAAAGTTGAATTGGCCCATATCTTGTTAACACCGGATATGGGTCCTTCGCACAATGCAATCGCGAACGTACAGGTATAACTATATTCTTTGTACGATGTCGAACTTAAAAGCCCGCCTGTTGAATGCTTCTTGACGTGCTCTTTAATTTGATCTGCATAGATGATATTGCCACCTACACGCATGCGACCGAAAACGCGTGCGATAGGTTTACCATATGTCGATGCGGTTACTTTAAGATCGTCAAGTCTAGGCCCTTCTCCTGATGCGCCGGGCGCGAACAAGTATTGACCTAGAAATGACCCGATAGCCCAACCAACTGCAGCGTATCCGAATGCTCCACCAAGTAATGCGCCACCCGCTGCGAATGCTAAAACGGCCATCAGTTAATACCCCGCACTGCATAGGCTCCTACTGCGCGCTCCCGCCAACCTTCTGCATATTGGTTTACGGTTACACGCTTGCGATATTCTTGTGCGTGAATGATCGTGTTCCGATCTAACAGGATTGCAAGATGCTGCAACCTGCCGCCTATGTTGAACGCGAGTACATCACCTTCACGCGCTTCACGTTTCGGGATTCTGTCGAAGTTACGATTTAACCACGCAGACAATACACCCGCCGTGAAGCCTTCTGCATAGGTGTTCATCAATACCGCGTCATCTTTGCTCAATTGAAAGTTTGCGTCGCACCGCCTCAATGCGCCAACTAGAAGTCCGACACAATCGCAACCGACGCGCTTCGTTGCGGCATGTACATGATAAGGAGTGCCTTCCCACTCTTTAAGTTCTGCAATGAACTTTTCGCGTGTCATGCGAAGCCACCTATCTTTGAAACCTGATCAGTGCCCGGAACAAACGGTTCACCCCTGAAGTTGTCAGTATTATCGAACTTGCTGGCACAATCCTCGTCCAATCGTTTCAAGCAACCGGGACGTATAGAGAACACATCGCCAACCTGCATTGTGTAGGGCATCGCTTCATACAGTTCTACACGACCACTTGCGTATGCTTTGACTTCCATTGCGTATGTGCTATTGACCGCACTCACACCCCATGTGACAAGTCCATTTGTGTAATAGCTACTTGATATAGCGCTACTTAGTGCCAATGCGTTAACGATTGATACAAGCGCTGTAGCATGAAATATGCGCGCACTTTCTACACTGGTAACTGCTACTGTCTGCGTCAGTGCATATTGCGTCGTCCATAAAACAGTGCCATCGGTTGTTGTTGATCCGATACCGGTGTTCCATGTTGGCTCGCCAGTACTTGAATAGGCAGAAGTTGCATACGTGCTTATGTATGCTGCTTTGAAAATAAGATTCGCTGGCGCAGAGGGTCCGTTGACATAATCACCGGGTTCGTACGCAGTCGCAGACGACCATGCATCGGGTGCAATCGGCGCTTTGCATCGTGAGTCTCCAAGATTCGCTCTGCATCGTGCGGCGTATTTCTCGCCGACTGTCTGCTGCAACTGCTGCGTCATAGAGCGAAGTTCTGACACATAGGTATTGTCGTGCAGCGCTATGTTGCCTATCTTGCCACGCGTTAGCTTAAGATTTCCTGTGTTTGGTGATTTGTAATTAACCATAAACAGATAGACATCTGCATCATCGTATTTCTTCGCTTCGATGTCCGCTGCTGTAATTCCATTCGAATCGATGCCACCTGCGATATCCAAGTTGTCTACTGACAGCCGTGAGTTTGATTCAAGCTGTGTTGGAGAGTATCCCGCACCAGCTTCATACGTCAGGCCAGAAACTTCCAAGTCTTCTACATGATCCGTGAATCCCATTTCGACGCCATCTTTGCGCACTATCTTCCAGCAAGTGCACATCGTCACGGTATCTTGTGACATGTGTGCAGACAACGCGGCGGTTACAGTCTTCGACATTACGTTGCCTTACGCAATTCTATTACGCGCGCTTCAACATTGTTCATGTTGTACGCTTCAATGGTATTCACGAATATGTCGGATTCGAATCTGCAAGGAACGTCGAATTCGAAACCTGCTGTGATTTCTTGACCGACTGGCAATGTATTTAGTCTGCCACCGCTAACATACGCGCCGTAACCTGTTGAATTGACATTCGACAGTTTGAATTGCGCGGCACCGGTAACCTGCACACGGTGCCATAGATTATTCAACTCAATCATGCCAGCTACACTGGTTATGTATATATAAACACCTGTAGCCAACCCATGCGATGCGGCAGTTGTAACAGTTGGCGCACTCGCTTGCGTTACGTTGGTAATAACTGCAGACGTATCATAAAGCGTAAACGTACCACTCGCGTATGCCACCGTGAATTGCGATGCTGGCATTTCAGTACCATTGAACGCTACAGAAACCGTCGCGGATACAGGCTTCTTGATAGGTCGATCAAGCTGCAGTGAACCGTTGACATATGTTTTCTTTAACTGAAAAACAGTTGTGCTTGCAGTACCTGTTGCTACACTGCAGTCGAACGCTGTTCGCGTGCTAGCGATTGAACACGATTTGTAATCGCTCCAGTCTTTGTACCGGAAACCATAGGCAGCACCTTGCACCCCCATGAAAAAGTTGCGCAGTGAGTACACGGCTTCATCAGTGCGCACACCGTACGAAACATCGTATTCGTGTAACGGGTATTCCCATTGCACGCTACGTTGTTCATGACCTGAATCCATGCGCGCGATAGCGGTCTTAAAAACAGGGCCGCCACGCGACCCATACGATATGTCATCAGGAAAACGTGGTGTTTCAATGAAACTCATGTGTTGCGCCTCATTGCGTTATCAATTGATCTACCAACCCGTGCTGCAATCTGATTCTGCGACTCGCGATCTACTCGTCCATTTGGAGCAGAGATAGCGAAATGGTTCGTGACAACAAGTGAGGGTGAACTTTCATTACGCGATGTATCACGCGCATTCGATGTTGGCGCTGCTGCACTTTGTGCCGCCATAACTGGGTCGAAGTTGATTTCACCACCGCTTGCGAAACCGGGAAGATTACGCACCAACGTAGAACCACCATGCGCGAAACTAGGCACACCGTCTTGCGGTCTCGTTATTGTCACCCGATCATCTGCGTTCGCTTTGAACGAAACAACCTGCGAATCAATACCACCAGAACCACCTACACGGAAGCTGCCTCCTGAAGAAAATCCAGCGAGTGTATCTCTTGCGCTCGTGACAGTAACGGTCTCGTTGGGTGTCGCTCTGAACGTGACAATTTGATCCTTGCCACTTGTCAAGTCAGCACCGTGCGCAAACCCCGGAAGAGCAAGCATTCCTGCGGCGAGTGCTCCACCGTGCGCAAACCGTTTCAGATCACCGACCTTAAAATCAGCGCCGTGCGCTGCACCGAATAATGACATCGCAGCAGTTGCGAGCGAACCAATATCAAAACCACCACCGCCTGAAGTACCGCCGCCACTGAACATTCCGCTGATATTACTGAACAGGGAAGATACCGTACTGCTCAATGAACCCAGAACATCGCCGAAACCACCTTTCACGCGCTGCCACAGACTCGTGGCACCGTCGGCTATCTTACTGAATACACCAGCGAACCCGGACTCTGTCGCAGCTTTTACGGTCTCTTGCGCCGCCTCACCGCTTGCACCGGATACTGTTTCAACCGGTAGCGGATTAGCTTGTGTAGCGATCTTCTCGATTGCTGCTGCAGGGTTTTCTGTGCTGCGCGCCATTGACTCTACTGACGCAACAAGTGAGCCACCGTCTACTATTCTAACTGGAAGAGGGTTAGCACCCGACCACGTCGTTGATAGCGCTGCAGTAATACTGTCAGCGGGGGTAGCGCTAGCGGCAACCGCTCCTACTGCTTTTGCAGGCGCTGCACTGGTATCTGACGCAGCACCGGTAGCCTTTTTCGCAGCACCATTGAACAGATCGAGAATGCCACCTGCACCTTGCTGATTAGGACCCGGAGTAAACAGCGAATCGAACAGCTTTTCGCCCAGCTTCTTTGACACTACATCGTTGATCGAACGCCAGATATTAGTTGCCATTTCAGAGATGGCATCGGTCAATGTCTTCGCACCACTCGTAATATCACTGATCGCGGTGCCGAACTCACCACGAATGATGCGCGCAGCATCGTTCTGCTGTAGCGCAGCATTGCGCGTCGCTTGCGCGAATTCATCTTGCGACAACTTGCCTTTTTCGTGCAGCATAGTCAATCGCTCTATTTCACGATTGTATGCGCGCAAGGGTTCTAGCGTATCTTTGACTGCATCAGCTTCAATAGTTAACGCAATATCATCAGCACGCGCAGCTTGCGCAATCAACGCAGCACGCGTGGCTTCATCATTCAGGTCTTTTAACGATCCTTTCGTCAAGTCATATTCGGTTCGCTGCATCTGAGATACACGTCCCGCATTCATTTGCGCAAGTGCGGCTAGATCATTCGCGGTTGCCATATCACGCGTCTGCGTAACCACTTGCGCAGTCAGTTTAGCGGCATCAAGTGCGGCAGCTTTATCCGTAATTGCTTTCGCTTTTGCAGTGTTCGCGAACTTCTTCAACGCACCTTCTGCAAGTTCATATTCGACGCGTGATAATTCGGTAACCATACCGTTATTCTTCGCTGCGAATGTTGCCATCGATAACGACTTTTCGATGCGGTCAAGTTCGTTTTTATACGCCTTGCTTTCTTCGGTAAGTTCAACGCTCTTCTTTCGTTGCTCTTCTATTTCTTGTCCACGTTTCTGGTACGCCTTCTGCAGATATTCAATTGTTATGCCTTCTTCTTCTAGTTCTTTCCGAACCGCCGGGTCTGCTTCTTTGAGCGCTGTTTGCAGCGCCATAAGTTCTTTTTGCGCGGCTTTCAGACGTGCAATTTCTTCAGCCTCAGGAAATACGCCCTTCAATGCTTCACGACCGCGCTGCAACAAATCATCAAACTGTGCGATCATGCCTTTAACTTCTTTGCGCGCCTGACCAACAGCAGAAGTATCCAACTGCGCAGGATCGTTAACTTCAAGCCGCTGCGCTTCAAGTTCTGCCATCGCTAGCTGCGTATCCTGCACAGCTTCTTGCAACTCTTGCTGCCGTTCAACGGCTAACGCAAGTTCGTCGTTTGCTTGTTTTGTAAGTTCCGCGACGCGCGCGTTGTCTTGCGGTTTCGCGCCAAGGAAGTTACGTCTGCGCGATATGATTTCTATCTGCTCGTTCGCCTCGTTCAACTGATCTTTAAAACTAGCAAGCGCTTGACCTTGACGTACAATCTCTGCGTCGATGCGCTCCCTAGTCATCTTTGACATCGACGAACGCAGCTTATCAAGCGATGATGCATAACTATCAGTCGACGCCTCTGCTTCTCTCGTTGCAGTAACCCACGCGTATACCGTACCAACAGCGGCGATAATAATGCCAACCGGGCCACCAAGAACGGAAAACGCAGCACGTAACGCACCAAGAACACCGATTGTCGCAGTCATAGCAACCTGCGAAGCGATCAGACCCGTTCTGAAAACAGCGAGTGCTTTAGGCAACGCCATTATTGCAGTGTATAGCGCACTAAGAATAGGCCCAAGAATACGCGCGGCAGCAATCGATGCGACCAATGTTCCAACCGCTTTTGCCATGCGCAGTATTTCGTCGATGTTATCAACGACTGACCTGAAAAATTCAGTCATGCTTTGCGTAAGTCCGCGCAATGCATCGTCGGCAAGTGATTCAAGTTCGATCTTCAAATCTGAATACGCCGACCCAAGCTGTTTGATGTCACCATCTAGGTTATCGATCTTCGCTGCTTGTTGCTCTAGCGCAGTGTTTGTTTTTGTTATCTGTCCTTCAAGTTCAACTAACCCATCAACGTTAGCAAGCAACGATTTCAGTGTTACCACTGATCGCAAGCCAACAATCTCTGTCAACTCTGCAGTCGATAACTGCTTCGCGTTCAAGTTCTCTAGCGCTTTAGCTAAACCAACAACTGACGGTCGCAAATTGCGATCTGTTGAAGAGCCAAGGCGAATGATCACATTGCGCAGACCTGTACCTGCTTCGCCACCTTTTATCGATACCTTCGACAACTGCTGAATTGCAGCAACCGTTGTTTCAAACGATAGCCCCGCATCTGCAGCAACAGTACCCGCAAACTTCAGCGCTTCTGCTGCATCACCAACAAGTGACGCACCGCGCTTTGAACCTGCAGCAAGTACGTTAATAAATCGCGATGCTTGATCTGCGCCTTCTCCGAACTGATTCAATGCAGAACCCAGCGACTCTGCAGCAGTCGGCAAATCTTGTCCGGTAGCTTCTGCAAGAATAATCGCCTGCTCTGTCACTTGCGCAAGCGCATCCGCATTTTCAAGTAGATCAGGCTTCGCAGACGCGATCAGTTTGAATGCTTCTGCAGATTCAACCGCGGACAATGTTGTTGACCGGCCGAACTCGCGAGACTTCATCGCAAGAAATTCGAGATCAGTACCAACAGCACCGGTAATCGCGGACAGTTCGCCAATAGCTGCGCCGAACTCGCGACCTTCTCGGATTATCGATGCGAATGACAATCCAGTGAATGCCGATACAAGTGCACCGCGAATGCTGAATATTGAATCGCGTATTGTGTCGAAACTTTTTGATGCGCGTTGCTGCACATTGCGCATTGCGCCCGGCAGCTTGTTAAGTTCCGATACTGCTTGTTTTACGCCAGTTTTTACACCGGTTGGATCGACGCGTACACCGTAAACTGTATCCATTACTTATCGTGCCGTTTGCTGTGCACTTGAAGATACGCTGCGTCCATGGCAGATATACACCGAACGAACATTTCAATATCTTCAACTTCGAACATTCGGCAGTACGCCTCCATCTCTGTTAACGGTACGGGGCCTAATGCCACGCCTACATGACGAACTCTACTCAATACTCCAAACGCTTGTACGTATTCATATAGTTCATCTTGCAGGCGTGGCTTCCGTTGCAATGCTTCTGGTTCGTGGCCCAGCGATGACGCTATGCTTCTAAGGAATTGCTCACGCTCTCCCCATTCGCTATGCCATCGGACGAACTCTGCAAGTTTCCCGCTGCTTCCTCGATCTCGGCATCGCGGAACATCTGCATGTCCTGCGACAGTTCAACTACCAACGCACGAAAGTCACGCAGTGATTTATCAAGCAAAATTTTCACCGCTTCTTCTCGTGAGTAAGGAAGTTCTTTGCCATTACGAGTCATACCGCGCCAGTCGAGAAGAATTCCGTCAGCGATTGCCGTTACAAGAACACGATCCGCAGTATCATCATCGATTGCACCGCGATCAATTAGCTGTTTGTAAGGCTTCATCGCATTTTTCAACGCACGCTGAAATACACGATTACCATACCGCGCAATCTTGATTTCAGTTACAGCGTCCACCGGACACCACACGCCTTCATCGGACTTCTTTTCGTCAGTCTTGAACAGGTTCAAATCCATAACACTTCCTCCAGTGTCAGTTGTTAACGTTACGCGTCAAGTGCATCGATCTGGATCGAATAAACACCATTCGAATCAATCGATGCGCCCCATGTACCATCCTGTACGACATCCTGATTACCACCACCGGCCGCAATCGTGAAATCCGTGTACGTGACAAGCGGGATATCGATAACGTAGCTGTTGCCGTCAGCATCCGTCACCTGAAAGCGGAAGTTTGACTTCGTGCCGTTGGTGAATTTATCGATCAACGAGTTGTTTTCAAAGTACGCAGTTACGTTGCCTGTGATTTCTGCGCGACCAGTACCAACACCTGCCAACTGATCACTGCCGACTTTCGTCTGCTCGCGAGGGTTGTTGTTCAGATCGATAGACAACGACTGAAAGGCAACACCGGTAACTGACTGACCACCTTCCCAGATACGACCAACGTTACCGGATGCATTCAGTACCGTATTGGTTGACGCTGCATTTGTAGTACTTGCGAGGGTTGTTGATGCTGTGGTCTGGCCTTTTCCGGTGAATCCGAAAGAACCGGTTAGAATAGCCTGCGATTCGATGTTCATCGACATCGATGTAACACGCATGCCCGGATATTGTGCGAACGAAGAAACGTCGGCGAATTCTTTTTCAAGCGTGTACGACTTCGCGGTAGTACCGTTTCGAATGTGCCGTCCGACAAGTGATGTACCGGCACCGAATACTTCAGACGTGAACGATTTTGCAGCACCGCTAGAGGCATCAGCAACCGTCAAGCGTGTATGCGCAGCAACCGTGGATACTGCAGTCACGCGCACGTCGCCATTGTTGCTCGATGTAGTAGCGTTGCGCAGTCGCAGAAATTGACCCACAACAATATGATTCAGTGAAGACGAATCGGCTTCGATGATCGCAGCAGACACTTGCGCAGAAGCAACGGCAGCAGACACTGCTGTAGTTACCCATGCATTTTGAAAAGCGCCTGCTATCAATGGCTCAATGTCGTTGTAGCGCAGTTCGAAACCGATGTCGCCACCAGCGCCGCCGCCTACCTGAGTGATGTCAGATACGTTTCGATCAGATCGGATAGTTTCAGAAGTAACGGTGTTGACGTTTGACTTCAGTGATTCAGAAGTCAGGTTGACTTGATTCATTACGGGGCCAGCAGGGGTGACGCCGTATACTGCTTCTTCTACGAAGCGAAGCGCGACTCGATTGGAATCAGCGAATGACATGATGATATCTCCCGGTATCTATTGTTGAACACAAGATACGGGGAGGCAGTGGTCGGCGAGGCTTTTGAACGAGGCGCGACCGCGAACCCGTTAGAGGCTGATATTAGCCTAACGTG